AGAACATTCAGCGAATCTCGTCAAGCAACATCTTCAAGTGCAGTTTGTTTGGACTGACGAACCCAATTCAGATGTTACGCTGACGTTTACTCTCGACAACCGAGTTACAATGGATAGGTCAATGAGCAAATCAGAGGCCCGGGAATTCTGGTTAACCATGCTCAACAAACGAGGCTATGCAAAGGGAGTCAAATGCTCAACGCATCCTGGCAAGTAGATCACGCTGACTGGGCCACGCTAAAGGCGTCGGTGCAGGAAGCATTCGGAGTGGAACTCGTCGAACCGTATGACGTATTCAGCTATGAGGAATTGTTCTGTGTCCTCCGTGAGGAACATGGACTTGACCCCTGCAAATACATGCGGGGAAACCTGCACCGCGTCCACGCTGACCGGGCAACAAGCTGGTGGGCTGAGCATGAGGACATTTGCGTTGCGATTGGTCGTGCTGCAATGTCCTGGTATCTGTCCCGTCCCGAACGCAAGATGCACCGCATCTTTGATGAGGAATTAGCTTGACTCCAAGCTGTTCCTGTGGTATACTTTAATGAAAGACTGTATAATGTCTGAGACGATTCCTCCTGCTGTTGAGCAGGAAATCATCGACGCTCGAATCTCGGCTGACTGTGAAAGCTAATTCTCAATGAACATATTCAAAACGATCAACGCGATAGTCCAAAACATCGCTAAGTTTATCGCATTTGGCGCGGGACTTACTCTCACCATCATCATATGGATCCTCGGTAGAATCAACGCATTCGTGATGATCGCTATTGGTATTAGCGTATGGGCTCTATACAAGTTTGCACTTCTGTTCAACAAGATGATTAACTGGATTCGCTGGTGTCCTGAAAAGGTTGCGGTGCAATGCTTCCTGTTCGCTTTGGATATTTCACCGGCTGAGCATGAAGCACAACTAGCAGAAGCGGAAGAGACACTCGAAAAAGAGAAGTATCTCACATCTATGGCTGAGAAAGCTGCGGCACGGGCGTCAGCCGAAGTCGCAAGATTCGATGCCCGCTTCGGCGACGACGAGGAAGCAAAGAATGATCCTAGTTGATTTTAACCAAGTCATGATTGCGACGATTATGATTAATCTTCGCAACTCACCCACTATCGACGTTGACCTTGTTCGTCATATGGTGCTGAATACGTTGCGGTCCTACCGACAACGCTTCGGTAACAAGTATGGGGAACTGGTTCTCTGTCATGATGCCCGTAACCCATGGCGTCGGGATATCTTCCCCCAATACAAAGCCAACCGAGCTAAGCAGAAGGCCGCGACACTGGCGCGTGTGACCGCTGCACCTGACGGCGTAGAGATTGATGAAACCCCAACATGGCTTCACGTCATAAATGGGCTGAACCAAATCCGAGACGAGCTAAGAGAAACATTCCCATATAAAAACGTGTGGGTTGAGCGAGCGGAAGCCGATGATGTCATTGCGACAATCTGTAAGCACGTTCACGAACCGACCATCATTGTGTCAAGCGACAAAGACTTCCAACAATTGCAGAAGTACCCGCACGTTACACAATGGAGTCCGACCAAAAAAGCCCTGCTCAAGTGCAAGGATCCAGAGAGATTCCTACGTGAGCATATCTTTCGCGGCGACGTAAGCGACGGGGTTCCCAACTTTCTTTCTGCTGACGACGTATTCGTAGTAGAGGGAAAACGACAGAAGCCCATTTCGAAAAAGAAATTGGAAACGTGGATGGACCTTGATCCCGACGATTTCTGTACCGATGTCCAACTTTCTAACCTAGATCGTAACAGACAGATGGTAGATTTCACCTACATACCTACAGAGATTGCTGATGCAGCATTAGAAGCCTACGCTAAGACTCCCGAGGGAGCACGAAGCAAAATCTTCCCATACTTCATCAAGCACAAATTGACTAGGTTGATGACCAACATTCAGGAGTTTTGAGCGTGAGTAAGCCCACCATGATGATTTCCGTAGCCGAAGTGATAGACGAAATTTCAGCGGCAAAAACCCGAAAAGAACGACTTGCGATTCTGGCGAAGAACAATTGCCGGGCGCTTCAAGCTGTTCTCCGAGCCCAGTTTGACAATGAGATTCAATTCAAGGATCTCGGAGCGAAGCTGGAGTATGAAGCCGATGGAGCACCGTTCGGGCACAACCCAACTACGCTGCATATGGAATTCAAGAAATTCTACATCTTCATGGAAGGTCCATCGACGCTCACTCAACAACGGCGACGACAAATCCTATGTCAGATTTGTGAAGGACTCCATCCTGACGAAGCTACTATCTTTGTTGCTTGCATTCGTAAGAAACTAAAGCGTCGTGGCCTTACAGAAAAACTGGTACGAAGTGCTTACCCTGATTTGCTTTCCAAACCAGTCGAAGCATCAACCGAGTAATTTCAATGCCCGAACAATCTAACGATGAGCAGCGTCCCAGAACCCGGCGTGAACTCGAATTGGACATGGACGATTTCATGGATCTTCGTGCTACGAGTTCCAAGAAAGACAGTAGCGGTCCCAAGAAACGACAATCTCGCGGTTCACGCAAGAGTGACCTTCGTGACGCTATGATGGATCCTGATTCTCTCGACGAGTACATGGACGAATTTGAATAGCGATGACCTCTGCATTTGTGTATTTCGCATTGCTCATAGGTTGCGGACTTGCGATGTTGTTCGCTATATGCAACATCATAATCGCCGTCATTCGTTATCGAATGCGAGATGGTAGACTTACCAGAGACTTAGAATCAGAACTAATTCGTTCCGCTGCACAGCGGGACGCATACGAGGATATCGCTAGGTTCGCAAAAGAATACTATGGCGATCCACATTTCAGTTCCAAGATTCGTCAACTCTATTACACCCGAACCGAATGCCGTGAATGCAACGGTAAGGGTAAGAGATGGCAAAACTCAGTAGACAAATGTGAGCATTGCTGGGGAACCGGCAAGCAATTGAAAGAATAGATTATGAACAACACAGCCACTAAAATCCCACAATGCCTCATCTGGCCAGTAGCAATCTGTTTCCTGGTTGGTAAGATTGTCACGTTCCCGACCTATGTTATACTTCGCGGAGTCGGCCGGTTTTGGAATGCATTCTTCGCTGAGCTATGGGAAGATTGGTACTGGCGAACATGAACACTCTCATTGTCACCGTTGGTCTGCCCCGAAGCGGCAAATCTACTTGGGCGTTAGCTACCTCCAAGCAACTGCATTGTCCCATCGTCAATCCTGACGCGGTTCGACTAGCCGTTACTGGACAGCGTTTCGTGCGTGAAGCCGAACCCACCGTTTGGATGGTCGTTCGCTACATGGTTCGGTCACTGTTCAATGCAGGACATTGCACCGTCATTCTAGATGCAACCAACCTGACTAAATCACGACGCAAGTTTTGGCTTGACGAATCGAAGCAAGGAAACTACGGTGACTCTGCCGTGTGTTTCGTTACCTTCGATGCCGACGCGGACACCTGCAAACAACGTGCAATCGAAAGCGACATGACGGATTTGCTTCCCGTGATCGACATGATGCATGAAAGTTTCGAGGAGTTGGATGACGCGGAAGAACCGAACCATAGTGTTAATGATGCCCTTGCGGGCATTGAAGGATTCATTTGATGTTAGCACTACTTGATATTATGGCATTGCTATCCTTGATCGGCAGCATTACTATCGCCATTGGTATCGCATTGCTCGCTATCTTTGTACTAGGATGCTTGTTAGAAATCCTATGCATGGTCCTGCTCGTCTCAAGGACCGTTACTAGGTTCATGTTCAAACGTCTATTGCGTTTAGGAAGATAGTGAGTATTATGAAGGACATCAATTCAATCTCTAGAATTACCGATGTCAATATCGACCTGAATGAAATAGCGGGTCGTGAAGTTGCGGATCATCTTCCACAATTCTCAGACGTTCTCGAAAAGATTCTCAAACAGGTATTAGAACAAATTGCCGATCCCGGCGAAACGGTCGAAGTTGATATTATGACTTCGGAGGAAATGGCGAGCGAAGCAGACCTGGCTCAGCAACTAGACGAAGATCCTCTCGTCACTCAAGGCCAACTTTTCATCAGCATCACGGAGACATTCCCATGCAAATAGAATCACACTGGCACGGTAAACCTTTGTCCACAATGACCAAGGATGAACTCATCAAGGCTTTGGAACAGCTTGCTCAATTGTATGAGATGCAAGCTAACTCTCACGAACACGATCTCAACATTCTTGTTCCGACTGTTCGTTAAGCATGAAGTCGTGTAACCACTTGCAGATGTAATACGCATCTACCATATCAGTAGTTGGATTGCCAACATCTTTCTTATCAGGCGTGATCTTCTTCCAAAGATCAATGCCTGTTTCTTTTTTAAACGCTTCGTGCATGTCCGGTTTCTTTGCGTTACCTTTACCAGCACCGAACTTCTTCACCACCGTCGGCTCAACCAGAACACACGGGATGCTCCATTGCCACAGGCGATGCTTGAGGATTCCCGTGTTCTCTGCTATATGGAAGACCTTACCTTTGGCAGCGAACGCATAATTCTCAAGAGCTACGCCGCTGCACTCCTCAACTAAATCCATTGTCCATGTGGCTAACGCATCGTAACGGCCACAATCGTTTTCGTTACCACCGTCATACTCGGTTGGATACTCATGCCCCACAACAAGGACTGTCTTTTTTCGGGGACGCATGTACTCAGAGATTCCCGCATACTTCTTCGTCTTGCTGACATAGTGAAACTCGCACTTGTCTATGTCCCACTCACCAATCTCGCCGCAGTATAGACACACGGCAGGCGACACCAAACTGTAATCAATACCAGCTAACAACATTAGGCTACGTCCTGTAACAGACTATACAAATCATGTTGCGAATCTTCAATCACCCCAAACTCGTAACATAGATGCTCGAAAAAGATACATGGACTGTACGTCAATCGCCGGCCTCTCAACTGTTCGGGAAGTGTGTCTACTGTGCAAAAGTGAATGTGTTTATCCTTTTTGAATGTTAAGAAGTAGCGACAAGTTGGGCCTTGTCCTAGAACACTCGCTTTCGCTTTAGCATTGTGATATGGTCCCAGGAAATCTTCCTGTTTGAAACCCATCTCCTCGGCTAAGTAATTACCGACATGCTCGCACAAGTGTTTCGCTTCTTGTATTCGACAAGTGACAATCCAAATCTCATCACCAGGATCCATGAAGTCGAGTTGGTGCAAGGCCTCTTCCAATAATTTGGTAGTGCGGCCGGAGCATCGGGGCCCGTATATGAATTCTTTGCCGACTACGAAGCCGAGATCATCCAAATCTTGGCTGATCGCTGCTTGGACTGCCTTGTTCGTTGCCGGTCCGCTGAACTTTGGTTCTTTCATAATGTTCCTCTACATTCACATCCAACTCCGCACTCTTTGCTTCGGCAAGGTCAACGATCACCTTGCGATAGAACAAATGCTTAGTCGGTCCATAATCAAAACGCTTAGCGTTGATCGCTGCACTTTGAATGGGGTTTCCATCTTTGTGTTTCTTGCACGCCGCACACCAATCGCAGATCATCTCCAATTGGTCCAGGGCACTCATGTCCTGAATACCGTTTTTATAGTGTTCGGGGTGATGTCGATTCTTTGCGTAATGGTGGTCAATCGCTGGCTTGATCGACTCAAGCAAAGCGAAGTATTCGTCAGTGCCGTATGTCGTGTTTCTCAGCTTGCGAATACTGCGAGCAAAGTGTTTGGTTTCGGTCCAACCGTACTTTGACAGGTCGTGGACAAGCGAACGCCAAACAAGTTTGCCCGCAAGTTTCCAGAGGAACCATGCTACCCATAATTTATGAATCGTGTGTTTCGCCCAGTGTTCTATCACACCCAAAAGGAACAATAATTTATTCTGTTTACGCATGTAGTGTCCCTA